TGGTATTGAAGTAACTCGTTCATTTGAAAGATTTGTACTTCAACCTGGTACGTTAGACGCATCCGATAATTTGGTAGATAATCCTTTAGATAAAGAACCAGATGGGGTGACTGCTATCCCAGATGAAGTGAAAAGTATTTGCACAGCAGCTTGGACTCAAAGCGTAAAGGATGCGTGGAAGGCTAAGTTAATTGCTGACAAGTCGGCTACACCGTAAATTCCGTAATGGTCAGTATTAGCCGAGCATGTAGACTTTTATTGTTCTAACTTTTTATT